GACTCTGGTGTTTCATCCAGGATCGATAAACCAAGTAACTCTTTACTTAAATTAGATCCTAATAATTTAAGATATTTTCTAACCGCAGGATTCGAGAATATCTCAACAATAATATCTTCTTCTTGAGGTAGAATCGAATCTGGGGGAAATATTTCATCTAGTGTATTCATTTATTAGCCAACTCCGTTCCTCGTAATTCATTAGCCTGCTCTCTTAAAGCTAATTGCTGTTCCATCAAATCCTGTTTGCGAATATTACTTACAAAATCAGTCTTTGATGGGGCTGCCTGTCCTAGCTGCTCTACAGGCTGCTGAGTTGGAACATACTCACTAAGTCCTCTAACTCCCATAAGCTGCGCCAGATGATCTACAATTGCAGGAAGCATTACTCCATAGGATTGCT